GTATGGAGGCTGTTAACTGCGAACTAAGGTATCTAAAAATATTTAAAGACTTAACTGTAGAGATAAGGAGGATAGACTATGCGTATCAGTAAAGTGCTACCCATACAGCGTGTCATTAACGAGACAAGACGTAGGCGTGATGACTACGACTGGGATGGCTACCACGACAAGGCTAGACTAGAAGAGAAAGAGTTAGAACATTTACTACAACAACAGGAACAAGGAGAACTATGGTGTCCCAACTTCTAATGCACGCACTGCCACTAGCAGTAGCTTTTATTTACTTTGGCTTCTTTATCTATCTATGGTATCTACATGCAAGA